GAAGCAGATACCGCTTTCCGCAAGTCTGGCGATCTAGGCGAGATCGTGCAGGAGTTTTCAGAAATGAAGGCTCAAAAATCCCTATGGGGCGGACGTTTCCTCACAAATGCCGACCTATTTAAGTAAAAACCGAAAATGGAGGTGAATAATATGTCGGAACAAGAAATACAAGAAAAACTGATTAAGGCTGCTGAAGCAGGTGCTTTCGTATCTGGTGGTATTGGAAGTGCAACTGCAACAGATCCAGATGGTAACGTATCTCCTGCAGGTTCTCTTGGTAACGTTAGCGGTGGAACTTTTGGTGTAACAACTGGACCAAACGCTGTTAATCCATTCCCAGGAACAAACGGAGGCGTACTTAATCCAGAACAGGCTCGCCGCTTTATCGACTACGTGTGGGATGCAACAGTTCTCGCCAAAGATGGTCGTAGAGTTACAATGAGAGCAAACACCATGGAGATCGAAAAGGTTAACGTTGGTGAGCGTGTGATTCGTGCCGCTGCACAAGCAGATGACACTTACACAAACGCAGGTGCTACATTCAGCAAAGTAGAACTTACAACCAAAAAGATTCGTCTTGATTGGGAAGTTTCTACAGAGTCTTTGGAAGACAATATTGAAGGTGCAGCCCTTGAAGATCGTCTAGTTCGTTTAATGACCAATGCTTTCGGTAATGATATTGAAGACTTGGCTATTAACGGTGACGGTGCAACAGGCACATTCCTTTCAATTATGTCTGGATTCATCAAGCAAACTCGTGGAACAGTAGGAAATGCTGCACACGAATTAAGCGCAACAGTATCAGACAATAACTTCACAACAACAGTGATGCAAGACTTGTTATTGGCAATGCCACGTAAATATCGTGCCATTAAGAGTAATTTAAAGTTCTATGCAGGCACTGATGCTTTTGCTGGTATCGTTCGAAACAACGGTACACTTGCAGATGCTATTTCTGCAGCATTCGCTGACAGAATTGGTAGCACACAAGCAAACCGTCAAGAATTCCTTGATGGTACAGCACAGACCTTTGGTCCATCACGTACAACTCGTGTACTTGGTGTAGATGTTCTTGAGGTTCCTTACTATCCAGAAGGATATGTCGATTTGACATTCCCTGATAACCGTGTATGGGGCTTCCAGAGAGATATCACAGTAAATCGTGAATATAAGCCAAAGAAAGACACTGTAGAATATACAGTATTTGTTCGCTTTGGTCTAGCATGGGAAGAGTTAGATGCAGTCGCATATGTTGACGCAGATAGCGCAGACTCATAAAATATAAGCAACAAAATTAAAAGAGGGCGGCGTAAAAACCGCTCTCTTTTAGTATTTCTGATATAATGACAGTGGAGGAAAATATGTTAGATGTAGAAAATTTAAAAACAAAAAGTGTGTTTGAAATAAAATCATTTGCTAAAAACAATGATATTGATTTAAAAGATGCAAGAACAAGAGAACAAATGCTTAAAATACTAGAGGGTAAAGAGGTTGTGAAAATAGCCAAAACAGAAAATTCAGAAAAAGTTGCATTGTTTTCAAATAATAGTAAACGTAGTATAAATAAAGAATTTGGTGTTTTGAAAAACGGATATAATATAGTCAATAAGGAGGCAGCCAATTGGTGGTTAACTCGTAAAGGTGTTAGATTAGCAACCCCTCAGGAGTTAGCAAGATATTATGGCATAGAATAATGGAAATTTTAAGACTTCCCCCATACCCGCTTAGCATTGAATATACTGTTCCAACAGCAAGTACATCATATTTTCTTGTAATATCAAACAATGATAGATATGAAGAAATATTGGATGTGACAGTCACAGCAAATGCTAGTGCCCTAGTAACACGCACCTTGGCTGATTCTTTTTCTAATTATGATGATTATTACGCTGTAACTATATATGAAAAGAATGGATCTAGTCGTGGAGATATTGTGGTTGAAGATAATTTAGAAATACTTAGACCCTACATTGATCCAAACGACCTTGGAACTACTGCTACAGAAATAGCGGAATATACAGAATATGAAAAATTAGCAAGACAAATAATTGACTCTTACATTCCAGATGGATTTTATTTTACTACAGAATGGCTTCAAGTGGTTGGTCAAGGCACTGACTATATTCCAATTTGGAAGAGGGGTTACAAAATTCTTAAAGCATACGAAAATGCTGAATTAGTTTGGGACTCTAGCGAAGAAGAACCAGCATTAGATAGTTATGACTACAGCATTACAAAAGATAAAAGCGGTATTGTTAAAGATCCATCTGCTGGAGTAGATCAATGGAATAGAGCAGAGAGAAAACCAGCAAGAATGCCTATCGCTGCATCAGATTCGTTTTCATGGTTTGATACTTCAGATAGTGCTAATATTCAAACTTTTCAGGGTGGAGTTAGTTTTCCAGAAGGCGTAGATTACATGTTTTATCTTGAGGCAGGGTATAAAGTAGTACCTAACGATATTAAAGATGCAACTAATATACTTATTCAAGACATAAAGTCTGGCAAATTAGATTATTATAAACGATATATAGAATCTTACAGAACTGATCAATTTAACTTTAAGCATGATAAAAATATTTTTAATGGAACTGGCAATTTACTAGTAGACAAAATATTAAAAAAATATCTTAAAACAATAACTCGTCCTGGAGTTTTATAATGGTTTTGTGTGAAACTACTGATTTTGTATACCCGTTTAAAGCAGACGTTTATTACCCAATTATTTCTCAAGGAGATTATGGTCAACCTAAAAAAGACTGGGTATTTGACAAAACTATAGCCTGTAATGCAGAGTCAGTTGGAACGGACAGCACAGAAAATGTTAAAGCAGATTCGTTTTTGCAACTACAAAACAAATTATTAGCAAGAACTAAAAACGATCCTAGAATATCCTCTCAAAAAGAAAAAAATGCTATTACTAATATTTTGATTGCCAACCTCAGACACTCTAATGATGATTTAGTTTATATAGAAACTGCTGGAGTAAGGGCAGGCCGTGGAACAATTTATGAGGTTGCAACTGTAGAGCCTTTTGTTGGTGCTTTAAGAAGCACAGAATATTACAAAATGATTTTACGCAGGGCTGAAAATCAGACTGTGGGTGACTAATGATAGCAAGAACAGACACTAAGCACTTTGCCAAAACAATGGATAATGTTCTTAAATACTCTTATGGTTTTTTAGACGGGGTAGACAAAGGCAAAACAATATTCTTAAGTAATCTTGGCAAGGGAGTTATAAAAGCCCTAGGACAATACATAGATACAAATGCTAGAGCAAACCCTAAAGCATTGCATCATGTATATGAATGGTATCGAACTGGAAGTCCAGCCGCTAGATTATTTGACATTAATTATGTTGTTAATAAAAGTGGTTTGTCATTATTTTCTAATTTTAGACAATCTAAAACAGTATCTGCAGATGCAACGGCTCCCTTTTATGACAAAGCAAAAATTATGGAACAAGGAAAGACTGTTGTTATTAAACCAAAAAGTGGTGGAGTCTTAAGGTTTGAATCTGGCGGAGAAACAATATATACTAAAAAACCTGTTGTTGTAAGAAATCCTGGTGGCAATCAAGTTAGAGGCTCTTACGAAGATGTGTTTGATGAGTTTATGTTAAAATATTTTAAACAATCTTTTATTCGTGCTTCTGGTTTATATGATTATATAAGCAAGCCTACAATATTTAAGAAAAATATTAGGGCTGGAGCAAAAACTGGTAGGGCAAAAGGCGTAAGCACTGGTTTTAGTTGGATAGCAAATGCAAGGGTAGGTATTAAATGACATATACTCCAAATCTTAAAGATACTGGATTTGCTCCAACTTTTATTAATAACTATGTTAATGAGCAGTTATCAATATTTGGGCTAATAGCCTCTGGTCCTTCAACACCTAATCAAGCAGGATTTAATCCTATGGTTCCAGCACAGTATCCAACAAATATAGAAGATTTATATAACGATACCGTTTCAATTCAACAGGTAGAATCTCCTATATTAATTGTTTATGACAGAATGATGAGATTTAGACCTACCCCGTTTTATCGCCACAAAAGAGAACAATTAATTTATTTTATATACTCTTCTGATGTGGGTAAATTAATTGATGCCGTAAGAATAATAAGCGCCTCTTTAGATAGAGAAGATGCGGCAGCCGAAGATGTAAATAATTACAGTGCTGAAAATGCAACTGAAGATAATCCAGCCAGAGTGTATTTTCACAATATTAGGGTATATCAAGTAGATGAAAGCAGAGATGTGGCTGAATTGGCCTCTGCTAGGACCCTTTTCTTAAATAAAATCATTATTGAATATGATTATCATACTTCTGGAGAATCAGCACAATATCCATATACTTAAAAACGATGCTATAATTGCAAATGAGGAAACACGCCTATTTATCAATAAAAGGAAAAAGAGGTGAAAATAAATGCCAGCATATACCCGTGGTACGTCAACTAATATTATAGTTGGAGCCGCAGCGTTTTTTATTTGCGACACGACTTTAGATGGTGATGTATTTTCAGACTATCCTTTTGTCTCAACAGAGTCTTACAAGTCAACCTTGTCAGCAGACCCTGATTTTGATAATGTTGGATACACAATGAATGGTCTTGAAATGCAATTTC